CTTTCCCAGATCCCTGACACGTCTCGCACTTGTCTGGAGCGATGACGGTAACGCCGACAATCCTTGCATCAATACTCATTGTTTTCTCACCTTCTCCAAGACAGAGGTAATTGACTCCGCTGTTATTCCGACCACAGCTTCTGGTTTTCTCGGTATGCTGCCTGCACGTTCTCGCTCGCCTTGATGCACAGATCGTGCCGCCGTTGGTTTTCTCTGACTACCGCGAACCACGAATCAGCACCAAATCGCAGGACGTATCCATCCTCTAAACACGCAAGAACTTTTCCTGATTCATCGACACCCAAAAAAATGAATGGATTCTGATTAGGCAGCCCCCAATGAGTGAGCGTGGTTCCCGGCGTCACATCATCGTGCGTCACTGGCGGTCTCTCATCCACTTGCCAGCGAAACTTTCGATACTCGTCGCGACGTGATTTGACCTCTGAATCAGAAAGCGGCATAAGTACAACTCCAATGTTTTTAGGGACAGCGGAACACATCTGCTCTGATCAAGCCGTTCGCTCTCTCGTGAGTGCGATGATTGCCTTTTCCGCGTTTGTGTATTCAGTAACTCTATCGATCAACACATTCCCGTCCGGTGTAATCTCCCAGACTTCAGCCTCGTAATTGATCCCAAGATCATGGCACGCCAACTGGAACCGTGATACCGCATCGCACGCCTCTTGCTTCGTGTCCCAATACCGGCGACGACGCGAATCAAGGTAACGAACGACTGTCTTAAACGGCTGTTGTTTTTCATCACACATAAAGCACCTCCTACAACAACCTCGCCGCGATTTCATGGGCGTGCAAAGTAAACGCGGATGAAATGCCCGCTGCTCATTGCAGCATCAATTCGAGAGCCTTCGACTCTTCAATTAGCTCCCATCCTCCCAACACCTGACGCCATCTGATCAGCTTTGGACCGCCCATGCAGACGGTCTGACTGTATATGTCGGAAGATGATCCGCAACGCTCAGACTGTCCGATATAAAAGTGTGTGACTCGTTTCCAGTCGGCCCCGAAGTAAACGAGTATCCAAGCATAGACTTCCGCCAATGATGGCTTGAAAAACACTGACGATTTGTGCTGCGTTATGATCGTCGCCATATCCAACTGATGGAACGTGAACACTCCGGCAGTCGGTACAGCATTCCACAGACACGATTCTCGGCGAGGATCAATCTCGCTGATTCCGCGAATGCTTCGATACATGCCAGATTCGGAATCCTTCAAGACTGGCTGAATGTGCCTCATCTTGGCGATTTGCTTATCGCTGATTTTTGGAACGCGATTGACACACTCGTACAGATACTTGGCTTCCACTTCAAATCTCCAATGTTTTCCACGATTCGTCTGAGGATCGGTATTTCTATCCGCTGCTCATATTGTCGGGAAAACATCCACAACGGATGACACCTGACTCGGATCGTGAACGATCGGAACAGCCACCCAATCCGACCACGCCGTGAAATCGCAGAACGCTCCGTTTCCATCTACACGAGGAATCCGCGTGCGTTGCTGCAATTGCAGATTCCCACCACCAGCATCCACCCATCTGATTTCAACCATAACTATCTCCGCACCTTCAAAAAAATCGTCAAGTCGAATTCGATCGCGCACAACTGTCACCACATCACGCAACATCTGAGGATCTGTGTCACCATCTCGCAACAGATTTCCCCACTCCATTGCGTAACTGTCGACCACTCTTAACCTTCGAATAGCATCGGCCAAGACACTCATGTTTCACCTTTCAGTCAATCCACCGTGCAATAATCCCAGAGCAAGCCATAAGACCGAAGGCACCAACAACAACCAGAATCCAAAACAGTGGCCTGTGATCGATCGAAGAACGATCCTGATACACCTCTGGATTTAGAAAGTCCGGATTATCACAGCATCGCATCCGATGCGATTCCCCGTGCTTCCCGCAGTTTCTGCAGTATGGAAGAACCATGCAAATCTCCAATGTTTCTAAGGACAGAGGATTTCCAGACCGCTGCTCATTTCGCTTCAATCACTTCGACCTTTTCACCGATCCCGGCTGTGATTCCTGCGACCTCAATGCGACCGTCAAAGCAATGCACATCAGGTTTCGCTTTCGCGGCTCGCACGAAGTATTCCTTTCCGGAATCTCTCGTAACGATCACGACAAATTGCCTGTCTCGACTTGCGCGGGTGACGAACAGGACGCCGAACGCGATTCCGATAAACACTGCCGAACAGATTTTCATGCAGTCTGACACGGGAACTCCTCAGGCTTTTCTGAAACCACCGTAACGTCGAAAATCTGTTCCACCTCGATGATTGGCCCCATCCACTGCACGAACGGCGGCAGGAACTTGTGCAGGGCTGTCCTGCTGTCTGGTTCCATCGGGTACTGAACAACGTCAGACGGAAGCAAAACGCGTTTCACGGAAACCGCTGTCCTGACTATGGTCATCTGGTAGAGAATCGACACCAAAAACGAAACGTACTCACCCATCTTAAACCCCCTTAAACAGCGGCCATGTCACGGACTGCACCGGCAACGACGGAAAACCACTCACCCTTCAGCGTCTTTCGATTCACCAGTTCAAAGTTGTCAATCACATTTCGGCCATCGACTTTCGCGTGAACCCATACCGCAGAGAACTCAACGCCTTTTGGGCTGTGATAATCCACGGAATACCTACTAAGTTTCACAGGTGTGTAAACCACACCTCGCACCGTTATCGCTCCACGAAAGAACAGTTTGGCGAGTAAGTCATAGGCGATTTTCTGTCGCTCTGTTCGCGTCTTGCGTTTCATAGTTGACCTCATGAGCAGCGGAGTTACTTTTTGACAGTTTCCGCCGTGTTTTCGATACTTCCGTCCCGCCGTCACCAATGACAGCGGAACCCACATCCTCTGTTGATCTCAACCGTGTTCCGAGATCCTCGAACCAATCCACCGCATGACCGGAACTGCCATGCTATTCCCGATTGCCTTGTACCGTGGCCCGTTCGCTGCGAGCTTGCCACGATGCAAAACCAACGTCCAATCATCCGGGAACCCCTGTAGCCGCTCGCACTCACGAGGAGTCAGGCGACGAACGCCAACGGTAGGGCCCACAACTCCGTAATGGCTGTTCGGCATAGAACCTCCTGTTGAATCGATTGTTGGCGCTACGTCTTTTGTCCACGCAAAACCGTTACTGTTATTGCTGACAGTGAATGTCACTGCCTGTGGAACGCTTCGGGCATCCAATGTGTACGCTTTCCCGTCCGTCCGGCATCCGATGCCACCTGGACCGCTCTCAGGGTTTTCAGACACGGCACGTTCCTGAATAGCGACAACCATTGTTTCCGTCTCATAATCTTGCCGACCCATTCCACCAGCATTCAGGCAGTGCGATATATTGCCCGTCGATGTTGCCACGTTCAGGTTTCCGCTTCCGTGGGCACTTGCCGTCAATGCTGGAGAAACTCCGGTAGGATCTGTTATTCGATCGTTTGCATAGTCGTGTGAGTAGTATGCGTATTTGACGCCAGTTCCAGTGCTGTCTTCAGCATCACCGGCAACGTCTTGTTTCTGTTTTTTGCCCTTCGCATGATTCCCTGACACGCAACCGGACTCAAAAAGAACTCCGGCGACACGTCGCCAGTTTCCAAGATGTCCGACAACGAAGACTCTTCTGCGGCGCTGTGGAACTCCAAAGTGCTGAGCGTCCAGGACTCGCCACGCGAATGAATACCGGAGTTCTGCCATCGCCCCGAGGATACTTCCAAAGTCCCGTCCGCCGTTCGATGAAAGGACGCCGGGAACGTTTTCCCAAACGAACCATCGTGGCTTAAACTTCTGCAAAATTCGGCAATAGGTGAGGGCGAGGTTTCCTCGACCGTCGGTGAGTCCACCACGCAGGCCCGCGATCGAGAACGACTGACACGGCGTTCCTCCCACAAGAACGTCAATTGAACCTGGCTCAATGTCCCACTCCTCGAACTTTGTCATGTCGCCCAGATTCGGAACTCCCGGGAACCTGTGTTCCAGGACGGAACACGGGAACGGCTCAATCTCGCTGAATGCAGCCGGCTCCCAGCCCAGCGGATGCCAGGCCACGGAAGCGGCTTCAATTCCAGAACAGACTGAGAGATAACGCATTCCAAAACCCCAATGTTTTCAACGATTCGCGCGCCTAGCGGATTGTTTATCCGCGTTTACTCTGGTTCTGAAAAGCCGTTCTCTTCAGCCCATTGCTTCAGCTTTTCGGTGGTGAAAATATCTTCCGGCTCGAAGTTGTTTCGCGCGTGCTCTCTCAGAGCCG